ATGAAGGGAGGGGGTGCATTTTTAGACACCCTCCCCCTATGTCTTTGTTTACTGGTCGAGCCGTACCTTCTTGTAAATGTGCATGAAATCTAGAGAGATGATTTCGTCAATTGCTCTTTCGATTTCTTCATCGTTTTCTTCTTCAGTTAAAGCATCAGAAGTTCTGGCAATTCGAGCAAGATAAGAGCACGAATTGTAACCTTTTTCGCAATCGAACAAGAACCAATCCTTAAACTCAGTGAAAGGATTGAAAGGATTGTCAAATGTAGTTAAAGCAACTTTAGCTTGAGCCATGCTAATCAATCACTCCTTTCTAAAGAGATTAAAGATTCTTCGAAACAGTTGAAGTCGAGATGTTAAGACGCTCAGCAATCTGCTGATTGGTGTAGCCAGCATTCGACATGGACTTAATCATCGAGATCTGGGTATCAGTGAGCCCTTTGGTGTTCCTAGGCGTAGCCAACTGGCGAACTCTGTCAGTATCGGCATACCTGAGAATCTCCATAAGCTTGTTGTCACTGATTGCGCCAGCCTGAATAGCAGCCCATTCTCTGTCGCTGATGTCTATGAGTGTGCGCTGAGCGCCCATCTGCTGACGGGCCTTTGTTAGAGCCATCTGGGATGCCTTCTTAATCTCAGCCTTACTCATATCCGGGTTGTCGTTTTTCTTTGCATTAACAACCGAGTTGGCCATGATCTGCGCCATACGCTCCCTAGGGGCATTCTTCTTAGAGTTATTAAGCTTAGCCGTAAGAGAGTCACTCTCAGCTTGATACCGGGCTCTAGCCTCCGCATCGTACTTGAGGAGCGGGGTTGCTTTCATCTCTTTACGGGCACTGTTGGCTAGGGCCTTCATCTGATTAGCATAATTCGCGTACGAATCCTCAATCGGAGTGCCAGAAGAAAGCTTGTAAGCATCGTCAACTTCTGCCATTTGCGTAGACTTTTGGGTTCGTACCTGGGTCTTACCCTTCTTATCTGTATAGGTCTCCAGTGTCTCATTGTAAGAGAGCTTACCTGTTTTTGGATCAATCTTGGGGCTACCTACCCGCTTGAGAACCTGCTGTTCGGCACTAGCACGAGAGATCAGAGTCGAAGCGCCAGTGCTGTAAGTGCCTTCATCAGTGTAATGACCTTGCCATTTGCGTTTAAGAGCAGCAATGTCGTTGTCTTTCTCACTCTGCTTATAATCAAGACCGTGTTTTTCAGCATCAATGACGACCATCGAATGCTTAACGGCCTTAATGAGTTCGTCGTCGCCAGCACCTTTAAGTGTCATATCGGTGATAAGGTTGGAAATCTTGCCCATTTCGGTTTGGGTTCCACCTTTAGTCATCCTTTGATAGGTTCCTTCGGGCTTTCCACCATACTCTTCTTTGGGATCGAACTCGGCAAGAGCATCGAACTTCTCTCTTGCAGTGATACGAACCTTGCTACGAGGGCTGTTGCAAGGAATGACGAGAACCGTATCACCATCAAAGTCGGCGCCAGAAAGCTGATCAGCAACTTTAGCGTTGATTCCAACCGCATCTTTGGGGTTGGTGGAGATCATCTTACGGCCTTCAGCATTCTTGTTGTTGACCTTGAGAATCGGGATCTCAAAAGTGCCTGCATGAGGAAACCGAACAAGAGCAACAGTCTCGCCATCCTCAAAGTTCGGGGCATACACTTCATTGTCTTTGATAGTAGTCAAAGGAAGAATGACCTGATACTTCTGGCGAGGCAAAGCAGCCGCTTTCAGGTGAACAGCAGCAGAGTCGCAATCTTCAGCAAAGGTTTCGAGGAGTTTGCGTTTGATAGTGGGATTCGTGAGAGCGCAAATCTCGGCATATTCCTCGTATTTCTCTGCCGCAGTAAGGGCAAGCTGCTGATCGACCAGTTTCAAAGGCTGTTTCGACAGGACCTGAGACGGGAGCTTCTTGCTCCAGTCTTCCCAGTCGCCTTCCATGCCTCTTTTGTTAATGAGAGACAGGTGCTCCTTGCCGTCTTTGCCAATGTAGTAGTGCTGGCCGCCCTTCATAGGGTCGTCTTCATTGAAATCCTTAATAAGAGAACCAAATGGATTCTCAGCAGGTTCAGTGCTTTCTTTATCCTTGTACTTAATCTCTTTAAGGACCTTGCGCATGTCAGTGCCAAGATGTTTGTTGGTGTTAAACACAACGTCGACACCATCGGGCATGTCATCACTGTAGACCGCCATACCCTTCAAATATCTATCACCATCGACAAGGATTCGAACCTGAGCGTAGTGCCCACCAAGGTCAAGATCTTCAACGCCACGACGAATCTCAATCAGTCCGTCTTTCTCTCGTCCACCTTCTTCGGCATACCGAATCTTAAGACGCTTCGAATCCATGCTGGCCGGATATACGAAAGAAGGCTTAAAAGTAGCGCCGCCATCTTCGGACTTGTAGTCCATGGCAGCGTGGATTTCGTCGGGGTCAAATATCTCTTTATGCTCCGTACCGGGAGGGCACAGAACTGTGATAGTGGTTTTGCGGCCAGCATTCGTAACCTGATTGATTCGACCACGGTAAGTCGGGTAGCCTTCAACTTCGAGAATATCAAGGGCCTGCTGGAACTTCTCACGAGAGACACCAATTTTGTGGTCAAGCGTAATGTACTGCTCAACACCGGCGCCAATCTCGATCATGCCTTTTTCGTCGACCTGTTTCTTGAGAATATCAGCGATGTTCTGAGCTTCATTCATCCGGTTGGTGCTTTTCTCTTTCATCAGAGACCGAATAGAGCTCTCGTTAATCCCCATGATTCTCGAAATCTCAGCGCGACTCTTGCCCTCTTCGGTTAGTTTCTTGATGTAAGCAACATCGGCTTTACGGCGCTCATCTTTGGCGAGCGCAACACGAGTTCTGAACTGGGAAGTAGTCAGTCCAAGAGTCTTGGCGACGGCAGTATCACCGGTGTAGGTCTTGCCGGTTTTCTCGTCATAGAAAGTGACTCCGGCTTTCCGAAGTTCGTCCACACGACTGAGAAAGTCGCCACTGTGCTGATAAGGGTCGTCGCCGGATCCGAGAGGATATCTGCCGGAACCTCTGCCAGGAGCGCCATCGAGCTTGCTGACGCCGTAATGCATCAAATAGTCATCATTGTAGTCAGCGCTCATGCAATATCATCCTCCTGCGCTTTGAGTGTTTCGACAATCAGGTCGCCTTCGATAATCTTCGACATGATTTCATTGATTTGTTCCGGTTCAGGAATGAATTCAAAAATATCATTCATCTGATAGATCCTCAGAACAATCTCAATATTCTCAGGCCGAACACCATACTCCAAACAATACAGAGCAGCGTAGATCATCAGCTGTTCCATATGAGTCGGAGTTGTACCGGTCTTCAAATCGTGGATCCGTAGTACGCCATTTCTAAAAGACAGAGCATCTGCGGTTCCAAAGCAATTATCGGAATAATAAAGAACGACCTCCGGAATCATCTTGAATCCGATAGCGTCGTTCACATACATGTTCAGAGTCTTCCTGGCTCTCGGAAGCTTCTGACCCCTTTCAATGCATCTCCTTGCGAAGTCGTGATCTTCTGTACCGCGCTGAGCCGCCTTCCAATTTCGGTACACTTCGATCAGCTTCTCTTTTGAGTAGCCAAGCCAATGATACTTGGACGCACTCAAAAACGCGTGCTTACCTTCCAGATTTGAATGCTTGTTCAAGTTCATCCAATACGTCCTCCTTGTTTTCCGGATATATAAATGCCGAGAACGACATTTTATTCATACGGTCGACATAGTATGGTTGATTGGGCCTTGCCGGAGCATCTGCGTCCTTCTTGCATTCAAGCGTCGCCCATTTGTCATTCCACAGGATCAGCAAATCTGGGATGCCCTGTAAATATCCAGAGTCCAGTTTTGAAATGATACAACCAGGGAATCTAACTTTGAGCTCTTTGATGAGATTGGCTTGGAATCCGTTTTCAAGTTTGCCCAATCAGAATCGCTCCTTCCAAATATAAAAGAGAGAAACAACAAGCTCAAAATCAGAGCATATTGTCTCTCTCCTCATTAAAGGGGATGTTTTTTACGCGTTAGGGCATGCTAACCGTTTTTAAAAATTAGCATTCTATTTGTGGCCGCAAATAGACCCTCTGCCCACTTGCCCACTTTTTTTCGCAATTTATTATAATTTATTTTTTAAAAAATTTTTATAAAATAAGAAAAAAAAGTGGGCAAGTGGGCAGAGAGCCCTCAAAGCCTTGAAAATCAACGGTTTTTTGCGGCCATTTTTGATTTTAAAAGTGGGCAGAAGGTGGGCAAGTGGGCAGAGAAAGTCATATTTGTATATACAAAAATGACCCAAAAATAAATGTATATACAAATAAACACCCTTCTGCCCATTTTTTCTGGCCGCTGCCCACTTTTCAAAAACCAAAAATGGCCGCAAAAGTGGTTTATTTGTATATACAAAAATTTATTTGTATATACAAAAACGACCCAGATTTTTTAAAAATTACCACTTATCATGTTCATATACTCCCTCATCAAAGCCTCTCTGATCAGTCTTGACAGGGATTTTCCAGATCTTTCAGAGAGCTCTTTAAACGCTTTTCGCTCAGTTTTAGTCAACCGAACAACGACCGAACTCGTTCTAGCATCATCAAGTTTGCGTCGTCTGCCCATATTCTCACGCCCTTTCAAAATAAAAAGAAAAGGCCATGTTTAAAACACAGCCCTTTCAAAGTATCAGTCGTCAGTCGTCTCCAAGATTCCACGCATGTTTAACAATCGCCGATTGAGTGACGCTAATAAAAGTATTTGCGCAAGACAACGCAACTTCCTCACTAGCGCCACAGCCGATCATAGCTGTATAAAACATATACGTCATTTCAGCCATTGACCCGACTGCTGCCTGAAGATCGTTGATCTTTTCATCCATCAAGATTCTCCTTTCCGGTATACTCTCGAATAAAGTTCATCAAATTTGCAGATGCTTCTTCAAATTCGTTGATGAGTTTTTGGAGTTCATCCTCATCGATTCTATCCAAGATGCGTTCATCGACTTCACGATAATTCAAAAGCCGGTTGCCAATCCGATGATGGCTATAGAATAAAGTGTACCCCGATCGATTTAAAAGATAGTTGCTGATTCCCCGCAATCTGTTACCGACATTGTCAATATTCGTTGAGCCTTTCGATGTAACTTTCACTCGAACGTGGCCATTCTCAATATACGGCTCGCCAAGTTCGATGTTATGCCTGCTCATCAAGTTAATCCGTGCGTAGTCACAAGCATTACAAATATCTTTAAATCGTGCGTAGTCAGCAGCAGAGAGACGAGGGTCGGCAAAGTCGATGGTCACGATTTTAGTTTCCATCAGTGCCATCTCCTTTATACCGAAGATTCACAAACTTGATCAGGTTGTTAATACTGTCACGCCATGACCAAATCGCATACGCGCAGCAAAACCAACCGGCAAGTGCGACAATGTAGAGAAATCCAAGACTCCAGCTCATCAAATATCACTCTCTTTCAAAATAACAGTCGGGGTGAACTCTTTTGGATCTTCACAAGTAATCACATCACTATGCGGCAGCCGCTCGATCCAGTCACAGAATACATGCCACTCATCAAGCTTATGATTCTTGCGAGCATGATAAATGTTATGAAGAACCTCATAATTGAGCATCACGGTCCGCTTCTGGTTGTACGAGCTGGGAAGAAGCTGAATAAGCTGCCACCAGTATTTCTTATCTTTGGTTTGAAGGAACATGCCCCGATTCCAATTCAGCGAGTCGACAATGTCTTCCAAAATATCCTTAGGCCATTTCTGACTAGATTCGACTGTTTCGCAAGCCATATCGAAGTAAGGATTAACCTCGCCATCAATTTCGAGGTTTTGATCATAATATCCAAGATGTTCACACGAAAAATCCTCAAGCGTAAACTCCTTGGCATGGATCTTGTGCATGGTCGAACAGGAATTTGCCACAGTCCCGACCTTATATGTGTCGAACTCCTTCCACCAGTACAGCGGTGCAAGAATATCCAGATACACCACAATCATTCTCCGGAATTTCGCATGATCCGAACCACTACGAGCAAGACGCATCATAAGGTCCTTATCAGCCTCGCCAACGATGAACTGAGACCTGACTTCCTCACCAGTATGTGCACTCTCAACATGCGTCCAAGAGCTGTCAGATTTATCCCAGCTGTTCATAGGATTGCGCATACCACGGATCGCATGCTCAAATCCAAAGACCTCATAATTAGAAATTTCCAGCATTTAAGTTTCTCCTTTCTTTGTCCTTGTTAAGTTTCTCAGCAAACAGATCCTTCATGACCTGAACTCGCAGATAATCAAATGCTATATCCGCGCATCTACGGCAAACCTTGTGCCCTCCGAAAATATCAACGAGCTCACCAGGTCGAAAAGCATCACAAATCTCGCAAAAGGCTACAGTACCCATGTCAGATCTTCCTTTCTGAGTCTGACCCATTTGGTTCTATCAGTGCCATACAAAATATACTGCTCAAGTCCTTTGATCGCTTCAGTATAAAATTTTTCTCTGAACATCATGTAAAAGTCCTCATACGGAATATCATGCGATCTAGCGAAGTCGGCGCATTCAACAGCTTGGTTGCGAGGAACCCAAAACGCCATCATGAGTTTAATGAACTTTTTACGAGTCATCAGTACGACCTATTATCGTCGCAACAAGCAGTATAAGCTGTAAGAGGTTCCTCTTTATTGCCACGACACATATCGTTGAGTCGCCTTTCAAGTTTCCACACACGCGAATGAAGATCACTCATTTCTCTATTGCGATCAGCTTCTCGCATCATTTCGTCCATACGCTTGTGGATCTCTTCCTCAAATTTTCTTTTAGTGATGAAAAACATATTAAGTATCCCCTTTCAAAAAGTTTTCATTCCTTTGAGACTCTCAATCGTTACATGATACACTCGATCGCAGATATTATGGTGAAAACATTCGGTTGTTTCCTCGCAAAGATCATCGCCGGAATAGATTTTGTGCGTCTGCAGATCCATAAACGGACAATCCTTACAATATCCGCCCTTGTTAATTACGATGATTCCGGGATCCATTCTCCCACACCGCCCTTCCTTCCTTTAAAACTTGTCGAACAGCGTAGACGCCATCGTCGTATCCTTTAGAATATCCATAGGTGATGCAAACGGCGCCTGTCATAATAAACAGTGCAACCAGCAAAGCCCCGGCTACCCAAAATATCCAGGTCATTTCAGTCATCACTCCAATCTCACATGAATGCCATTCTGAGCGAGACGAGAGCAATTCAGGCTACTATCGGCGAACGTTCTAGCTCTTTTGGCGTATAATTCAGCGCGCTTGGCAAGATAGATCGCAAGACGAGCCACCGCCTTATCACGAGCAGCAGCGTAGGTCTCACCTTTCTCCCATACCTCAAAGACAGTTCCCCTGTATTGAACTTCACCAAAATGCTCGATAACGGGCGGCTGAGTGAAGTCCTTAGTATAAATTTTGCCGGTTCTAGAATTATATTCTGCGTAAACGTAAACCATTTCAATTCTCCTTTCAAATCACTGAACGCCGTCAAACAGAAACGAGGCGCCATCGCCGGTATACATCGGAAGCTCGCCGTTCCATTTGGTGATCCAATTCTGACGAAGAATATGCTCAGTTAAAGATTCTTCGAGAAGTTCATTAGCCTGCGCGTCAGCCTCAGCCTGCATGAGTTTTGCATCGGCTTGAGCTGCGGCGTTTGTTCTTGTGACCGCAGCATCGGCCTCAGCCTTTTCGACAGCTCTCTTGTTCTCAATTTCCTGGCGTTCGGCTTCGAGCTGAGCCTTCTGTTTCGCGGCGATGGCGGCATTATAAGAATCCTCAAAGTCCGCATTGTTAATGATAATTTTATTCACGTGGACAACATTTTCACCATACTTCCCATCGAGCGACGCCTGCAGATTCTTAGCGCAAAGAGGTTCGATGATAGAACGGTTTGTTGCGTCAGAGTCGCTAAGGCTTTTACTGCTCGACTTGACCGCGGATGCCACAATGCTATCGTTAATTAGATTGCTCTTATAGTCTGAGACGTTCGCATAGATCCAGGCGGACTTCTCGGGATTGATCTGATAAGTAACGGTGATGTTTTCATAGAAAATGGCAGTTCGTTCCCGAGTCTCGGACCAAACCTTGTCCTTGCACTCCATGTCCTGCTGCTTATTGTTGACTCGCTGAACCGACTGAACAAACGGAATCTTCCAGTTAAATCCGTTTTGCATAGTAACGGAATCGATCTGCCCAAAAGTGGTTCGAACTCCGGTATAGCCAGTTGGAATAATCACAAACGAGCAAAGAATCACGAAAACAAGAAGCAGAGAAATCCCGCTTTTCATAAAAGATTTCTGATAGCTCTTAAATTTCTTAGCGTCATCGTCCCACTCTTCGGGTTTAATATTCATCGCGACAAAACCGCAAACCAGCATAGCAATCGCGAAAACAAACAGAATAGTTTTAATTACCAACATTTTTAATTATCTCCTTTCAAATCATGCTGCCGAAGACGACAACCTTGGTTCCGGGCATACAATTTTCCCTGATCCACTGAGCAGTGTCGGGTTTGACGATAACAGCGTACGTAAACATGACTTCATCGTTTTCAGACGAGACACTCGGAGTCACGCCACTCCACGAGCTGATACAGACTCTTTTTTCGTTCATCCAAACGGCGTTACGATACTCACCGCCACCAAATTCAAACGAGTCAAAAATATAACCGACAGTGTACTCACCTTCCTCAACATTATTGCCAATACGACAAAGACCGGAAGAAATGCTAGTCCATTTTCCTTCTTCCTTCTCGTACACACGCCACGTCCAAAGATCCTTATCTACCATGACGAGATACTTCGTGCGAGAAGTGACGCCAATAGTCTTTTCGTCCATGATCTGTTCGCCACGGCCGGCTGCGGAATATAATCCCATAGCAGAGTCCGTTGCCTGCGCTTCAGCTTTTGCGTAGCCCACACGAGCGCTTGCAATGGCCACCGCGGATGCAAGCAAAGCGAATAAAAGAAGCCACAAAGCGATTCTAAAGGTCCTGGATTTCATAAGATTTTTCATCAAAATTATCCCCTTTCATAATCCAAAGCCATGCTGCCGCCAAAGAAAGCCCAGTCCGAATCGTTTTTATAAGTAAATACATACGGATTGCCTTTTGAATCTCTCATGAAAATCGCATTTCCTCCCTTTTTCTTCGAGAGCTTATAGGCGGTGATCTTTGGCGCAAACTCCGGTTCAAGCTGTTTGAATTTCTCAAAAATAGAAGCGGCTGTCATAATGTAATCCTTTCAAAATATCAGTCATGGCTGCTACCTTACCCGGACATTTAACTGGTGGGTATAGACGGAAGGAAAGAAAGCAACACAAGGAGAGGTGTATCAACCAGCACCATGAAAATATCAGTTAGTCATACAGCGCGTAGTAAACGACACTGTAACGGATTTCGCATTTGAATTTGCTGCCATCAGAAGGGTCGACGCCGTTATGAACAACCTGCAAAACCCAGATGCGCCCTTCGTCATCCATGGTGGGGCTAACGACATCGCCGACTTCAAGATGGTCTTCTAGAAACTCTTGCATATGTTCGGCCGCAGATGCAAATGTCTTGTACACCGGTTCAGGAACGCTATCCTCTTCCCAAGACTTTTCGTAAATATCATCTGCGTCATAAGTCGTGTAAACGCGATGAACGTTGATTAAATACACATGATCCTGCTCTTCCATAGTTATCTCCTTTCAAGCAAAACAAAAGAGAAAGCCTAAGTTTCCTTAGACTCTCCCTCTGGACAGAAGACTTGATTTAGTAATTTCTTACGTAGTTGTCCTCATAGTTGGATTCGTTCGCAGGCTGCTCGTAACGATCCTCCACAGTGATTCCACCAGAAATCACGCAGCAGTAACCGTTATCATAGTTATCCCACAGACATCCTTCATATTTAGATTCGTACATAATTGATTCCTCCTTATAATGTTGGTCTTTCTTTCCATTATAGGAGTTGCAAAATTCGCGGAAATGCGAGTAATTATGCGCCGATTCCGTATGCAGGAAGTCCTCTTGTCTCGTCAATAGTCCAATACCTGCCCTGCTCAATGCCTTCAATGATGATGCAGATTGTTCCTTCATCGTACACCATACAAGACTCATACATATCCAGAACCTTACGCTCGGAGAAAGGTCTATCGCTGTTTACTCCCTTGGTTAATCGCGTAACCGCGGCTTTGGCGATCCTTAACTCTTGACGAAACTTTTTAGCCTCTTTCGAATCCGGATCCTTTTCATACAGATTGGCAAGAACTTCAAGTCTACGAAGCTGGTTCTCAGCCCATGCCAATTGCTTTTTATAGCCTTCAAGGCGAGCAACGGATCCGCTGTCATAAGAATCCATCTTTGAAAGATAGTCCTGAACCTCGCCGATAAAGAAGAATCTTGCGCCAGATCCAATCTTAACCACCTGATCCGGCTTCATCTCCTCAAGAACACTTTTTAGAGTTTTTCCTTCCATTAGAATCCTCCTCAGTATTAAAGTGAATGGGCTTATGGCTGTGAATGTTAAACGGATACGCCAAGCACATGGTAGTTCCAAGTGATTAGATACGACTCGATCTCGTTATTCCAGCCAAGATGTTTAAGACAAAGCTTGGTAACGGGGAACAGACGGTCGCTGGAGACATTCGTACTTTCGATGTAGTTCCAAATATAAGACCAGATCAAAGCCAGTTCGTAGTTATCATTACTCATTTAAGCGTCCTCCTTATGTACGATTACTGCGATATCAGGCAGCCCTTCTTCTCTTTTCTTCTGAATAAAAGACTCTAGTTCAGCTTGATCCATCTCAGTCTTAATGATCATGCTGTGGTTGTCACTGATCCGAGTGTCAAAGTACGCAGCAAAGACCTGAATGATAGCCATAATCGTATCAATGTCATTCGGCAGCGGGATTTCGTAAATGTGCATTGAAATATCCTCCTTAATCATCATTATTAGTGCATAAGTTCCTTAACGAGGACAATCCCAACCATGCAAATTGAGCACGCAATCCAGCATAATTCGTCCCCGACAGACTTAGTAGATGTAAGCGCTAAGATTATAAGAACGACAAACGCAGTAATAAGCCCAGCCATAAATATCAATCCTTTCTTATGTCACAAAAGACTACGCGCCAGGATGAATACGATGCACATAAGCAGAAAAGCAACGCCATTGAGTTTATTGTTTTCTTCATGCGCCACGGTAAATAAATAGCCGGCTAAACCCATCCCGACAAACCAATAAGTTAGGAACAAAATATCAATCCTTTCCAAAACGATTAAAGTATCGTCCTTCATTAAATTTCTTTTTACTGCTCACGGCTTTTCCTATCGCCACGTCAATACCTGCATGGGACTTGAGGTGGTAGTAATACAAGTCGATGTATCGAGTGTTGATCCTGTCGATACGACCGCAGGATTGCTTGAGGATTTTGTAAGAGTAATTGGCGCTATAGAACACGATTGTGTCGGTTGTGACGCAGTTCCATCCCTCGGCGCCAGCTGTATACTGAACAAAGTATACCCAAGATTTTCCAGTCGGGACCGGCTGATGCTTCGAACCATTCCATTCGGCGATTTCAACTTCATCACCCCAATACATGTTTCTCAGAATATCAAGTTCATAGTTATAGTTGTAAAAGATGATCATTTTTGGATGCTTCTCAAATATCTCAAGGAGCTTGACTTGACGGTCTTCATCGGAGTTTACACAGCGTCTGAGGCATTGGCAGAACTCGGAAGCATTTTGCATAGGCTCGTCCTTCCAAGGGTTCCAGCGCTCTTTTATAAGCTTCTTATAAGCCTTCACGTCGTACTCACAGTAAATATCTTCGTGGTGCTGCACAGTATGCCTGTCGCACTCCATATCTACGAGAATGTTGCGGCGAAGACGTATAAGGCGCCCAAGGCCAATGTAACGATCAACCTTAGGAAAGTTCACACGAGGCGCCCAAACGATATGCTCACGCTCGAACTCCGTACGGTTGCGGTAAAAGCCGTTTGCGATGAAGACAGACTCATAATCCTGCCAAGTGTCTCCAGGTGTAGCACTCAGCAGGATCCATTCGTTATGTCTTGCGATTTTAATAAATGACTTAGACCAGACGCCCTTGCCCACGACTCGCTGCTCATCAAATATAAAGAACGCGCCTTCCACGTCTTTATACTTCTCGATGTTGTTCCACGAGTCAACAAACACACGAGCCTTATATATTGACTCTTTCGGATTCGTCGTGAGCAGAAACGGGACCATCTCATCCTCCCAGTCACGCTCATCACGCTTTCTAGCAGTGGTGATAATGTAAAGGTCCTTTGGCGTTCCTGTAATTGTGTCCATTGGAACATACTGCTCTGTACAAACTTTACCACCCTGACGTACAAAGTAGTATGCCAAGGCGGTTCTGGATTTACCGGAGCCGGTATCGCCGTTTAGGATGCAGCCGTTATGCATTTTTTCGAGCGCAGCCTTCTGGTGGTCATAGAGTGGAATGATCATTTTCGGCCATCCTGCGTGAGTAAAATATACTCATCAAGAGTTATGGAATTTCCTTCATAGTGCCAATCCTCTTCGGGGTCAATGTCACGATAAGAATTCGTTCCCTGAAGATTCGGAGTAAGTTTAATAGGCGTTGCGGAGATTAGAGTGCCCCAATGATTGACCATGACCCACTCAGCAATCTGAACCGGGTCGCCCCAGCCCTCATCATCATGGCGAACTTCATAGTGGTAAAGCCCTTCCGGAATCGTCTTAGGATCCACTCGAAGGCAAGTGAAGATCATAGGCTCGTCAAGAACAGTAACGTATTCAAATGCAATATCATGAGCATCCATTCGCATAATTATTATCTCCTTTCAGTTATCACTCGGGAACAGGATGGTTGTGCAGCTCCGGTCAGACTCGGTGATAATCCAAATCTTTTCCTCATGCGTACGCAGTTCCTTCTTGAGATCCTCAGGAATATCATAAGACGAGAAAAGACGGCCCCCATTTAAGAGACCGTCTTCATTTGCTTGCTTGTCCTCATCGCACACGTCGCCCCAATCGCCCTGCCAATGATGGTTATAGAGACGATCGCGGTAGAAGTCAGACCACAGTTCCGGATCCTGATTATTCAAAGCCAACGCAAAATGTTGACCCATAATGTGTTGCGTCGCGACAATGCGACCGAGTTCGAATTTTCCTTCCGTTTTCATTAGTTCCATTAGGTATCTCCTTTCAATCGATCGTTCCTGTTTCAAGCTTATAAATATCAAAACTTGAATAAGGATACTTGTCTCCGTTTTTAGGAGTCATGATGATACGAACCAACTGACCTTTTTCATTTCTATGAAGATCAACATTAAATTTTGACGGACGAGTAGCTGTCTCAGCAAAGAGCTCCATTTGCCTAATAACTTCATCAGCATTTTCAAAATATCCGCAGATATTGACGCCATTATTCATGTCGAAATCAATGATTTCATCGATATCTAAAGAATCCAATATACTCGGATCTTGTTCGAAATGAGTTGCCGTTATTACGTATTTGAATTGCTTAGACATAAGGAGTCCCCTTTCTTTCCAAATATCTGATCCGTTGATCCGGGGTCATACTCATCATAAGAAGAACATTTTCGCTTTTTATGCGAAGCACCTCAGAGCGAAGGTATGTTTTCACGATATGTTGAGCCTCTTCCTTGGTGTTGACATCAATAGCGATTGTGTTTTCCATGGTTATCTCCTTTCAATAGTCAGATGAAACCGTTTAAACCCTTAAACTAACTCAAATTTTCCTTCCGTCATAGTTATCTTCTCCTTCCAGATCGTTCCTCGCACATGCCAATGCCGAGAACCACGCCCGCAAAGCATCCTCCAATGAGGCCGACAGCGAGGCAAGTCACATTCCCCTGAAGAAAGAACAAAGTTTTCCACATAATTTTTATCTCCTTTCTAAATATCCATTACTCTCCGAAGCCTACAATACGAGGCTGGCCTTTGTCATTGAGCTCTCTCCCGGAGTCCTTCCCAGCCGGAGGAGGGTTTTTTCTTGCAGGCGCCTTGATTTCAATTTGCACTTCGGGGCAATGACGAAAAAGCTCAAGCATCATGGAGAAGCGGCCGAGAATATCAGGAAAATTTTCGTCGACGTTATACGCCCGGAACGTGACATCCATTGGATCAAAAATCTCTGCAGGATTGGCAAAGAGCTGACCTTTGGGTTCGTCCTTTTTCAACTTATTCTCCGGTGCCTTTTCATGGACTGGCTCTTTTGCAACGCCTTCACGAGAATATCTAAGATTGAACTTCTCAATCTGAGATGGCTTCTCAACGGCCTTCTTAGTCTCACAAGGAGCCTCGGAAATATCCACGCCACGGAATGTGTTGACCCAGTTTTCAAATTCTTTACTCTTGCGAGCTTGTGTAACTGGATTGCCGCCTCTGGACCGAGAAATGCCAAATTTTCTTCGCAGGGTACTGATCGGATTATAACTGACGCCCATCATTTTGCCGATACTAGCGTCTCCAACATCGAACTTCTCATAAATCTTCAAAAGGTATTCCTTCTGAAACTCTGCAGGCCAAGTCCTGAATTCCTTCCAATAAACAGGCTCGCCCATTTTATAAGTTCCAAGATCCTTACTCAAACTAGCTTTCTCCTTTCTAGTCAGGTTATCATCAGGAAATCGAACACGACCCTTCCCTGTCCTGTTCTTCTGATAGTAACCACGTGCGTTGCGTTTCTTTTCGATTGACTCTTTAATGAATACGTATTTTTCGTCCGTCATTTTCAACCTCTCCTTCCACGAAAAATATAATAGAGAGAACCGTGCGCTAAAAAGATGCAATTTTTAAATACTGTTTTGTAAAACCGGAAAAGGGGAATTCTCAATAGTTTTTGGTTTGCTAAGTCACATAATAGGTTTCTTACGATTCTCTCTATTTGCGCTGACAAGATTCACCTCCATATAAAGAATAAAAATAATAGAGTGAGCATATAGTCGCCCCACTCCATATAAGAACGTGTAAATTTCGCGTAGGACGCAAATTATGAACAAAAAAAAAATAGAAGGATAATTCTGGGACTCGAACCCAGGCAATCTTTGTTGCGTACCAGCATGCAATTATCTTTCCATAATATGATCTGCAAATTTCGCGAATTGGTCAAATCGGTAAAGTTTACTGGACCAGCTTTATACTGGTGCCCCGCCTTCATCCGGAGGCCACCCGGACTGTTGTATACGCGAGTATCTTCGATATTGCCGGAGCTAGCTGCAGCCTAGCCGACAACTCCTTACCCAAGGTTCCCGTCTACCTCGACGGACGCGAGCTTTACCGATTTGTGGTGGTCCTTGTAGGATTCGAACCCACGACTTACCGGTTATGAGCCGGCTGCTCTAACCACTGAACTAAAGGACCAAATATAAAAAGAAAGAGCCCTTGTTAGGACCCTTTCCTTAATTTGAGGTAGAATTCCAGATCTTCCAACAAACCGCATACACTATCAGAACTAATGTCCTGCAAATTGCCAATGACTATTTTGCACGCACGTTTACCAATGCCAGCATACTCTGGATGGAATTTGTTCATCAATGATGCTATCCCATCAGTCGTAACCCGTTTGGTAAATCCGAATGCAGTCCAATCAATCGAGGACGCAATTTTGATAGATCGATTTATTAGTTTCATAAATATCAACCTCCTTCAACATAGAGGCTGTAAATGATGCGAAAAAAGAAAGAGCCCTTGTTCAGAGCTCATTTCTTACAAATCTGAGAATACTTACACTACTTTTTGTCCATCGAAATATATAGCTCGATCTAAGTTCGAAATACTTTTTCCAAGCGTCCTCATATGATTCTGTAGCGTATAGTTTATCATGCTGCAGAACA